AGAGTTCATATCCGCACAGGAATATGAGGCTCTTGACTTCGATGATAGGAAGCGTTTCAACCTTCAAGCAGATGGCATGTATGCAAGAGATACATATTCCTATCCTCCTAAGCGCACAGTAGTTAAGCAGGTATCCATCAAGGTATATGAACAAGTGGTGGATACCCTGGATATCAATCTTGTGATCCTTGCTGTGATCAAGCCCAAGGATGTGCCGGTATGAAACTCACAGACAAGCATCACTCCAAGACTAGCAGAGTTCTAGTCTATGGAGAACCTAAATCTGGTAAGACTCAGCTAGCTGCTGCGCTATCCAGTGACTTCAACCTCATCTTCTTTGATCTGGAGAATGGATATGAAACGCTACTGAAACTGCCGCAGGTACAGCAGGAACGCATTGAGTTGCTCTCCATACCTGATACCAAAGTGTTCCCGATTGCCATTGAAACCATGCTTAAGGTAATAACTGGTGTCAAGACTGAGATATGCGAAGCTCATGGTAAGGTATCATGCCAGATGTGTAAGAAGGCAGAAGCTGCATTCTCCTCAGTCTGCTTGAATGATCTGCCAAATGATGCCATTGTAGTGGTAGATAGCCTTACCCAACTCAGCAACAGTGCGATGAACCATCTCACTAAGACTCAGGAAGAACTATACAAACCTGAGTGGTCTGACTACCGTAATCAAGGGCAGCTACTGGATAAGTTCTTATCCCAAATCCAGCAAGCTAAGTTCAATATAGTATGTATTACCCATGTGGTAGAAAGCCAACAAGAAGATGGAAAGGCTAAGCTATTCCCTGTCTGTGGTACTACTCAGTTCAGCCGCAATACTGCTAAGTACTTCGATCATGTGGTGTACTGTGAACTCAAGAACAAGAAGCATAACTTCGCATCCAAGACTACATACGCGAACAATGTAATGTCTGGAAGTAGAATGGATATATGTCTGGAAGATAAGGTAGATCCCACGCTTCTGGATATCTTTCTCCGTAAGGAAGCACCTGCTGTACCCAATACTCCCGCAATGACCGCACTAGCTAATCTGAAAGGACTTGTCAGCAATGCCAAATAATCCCACAGAACCAGAAGTAAGCATCGAAGCTACTCTCGATGAACGTGGCAGCCGCTATGGTAGCTTCATTGGCCATGCACTTGTAACACAGAACATCAAGATCGCAATGAGGCATTCCACCAACTGGGATAAACTTGATGCAGATCAGAAAGAATGTTTGGAGATGGTAGCCCACAAGGTTGGCCGTATCCTAAACGGTGATCCTAACTATCACGATAGCTGGCATGACATTGTTGGCTATACAAAGTTAGTAGCAGACAGGCTGCTAGGAATTGTAAGATAACCTGTACCCTTGTAATCCCTTAGATACATAACTGCAATACATCTATACAGAAAGAAGATATATCATGAGCGAAATCAATATGGACTCCCTGCTTGACGCATCCCTGGACGATCTGGCTGATATGCCTGAGTTCGGTACTTACCCTGCTGGCACTCACAAGGTAATCATCCAGTGGGAGAAGAAGGAAGTGAACAAGCATCCTTCTCTGGAACTGGGAATGAAAGCAGTTGAAACGGTGGAACTGAGCAACCCCACTGAAGATACTCCTCTGGCTGCTGGTGCTGAAGGCTCCGTTCTTTTCATGCTTGACAATGAGTTCTCTCAGGGTAAGCTGAAGGTAGTACTGAAGCAACTGGCTGGCCTCTTTGGTGGTGGTAACATCCGTGAGATCACTGAAGCTTCCAATGGTATGGAAGTTACCATTGTTTCCAAGGTGCGGCAGAACAAGGATAAGACCCAGAGCTACACTGATCTGGTGAAGATCCTGGCGTAAGTTCTAGCTGTTCCCTTTGCACCCTGCGTTCATAAGATGTAGGGTGCAATAGAAACAACTGTAACATCACACCAGAAAGGAACCTCATGTCATGTCATCACTTAAAGATTCCAAATACCGCATAGCTCTCTCACTTCCACAGATACATTACCTAGTAGCATTGCTTCGTACTGATACAAGGGAAGCTACTGCGAAGATGAGTGATAACCTAGCGTCCCAGCTGAAACTCCTAGCATTCAAAGCTGAGGAAGGTATCACCTCGCCTGCATATACAGCAGCAGAGAAGCAAAGCATTGAACAGAAGCTAGGACTGGATGATCCTTCTGAACGTAGGGAAAGAGCATATGCTAAGTGGCAAGGTAATCCTGCTCTCTGTAGCGCACAGGAAGTAGCAGATGCGATGCTGTACAGGTATGAATCCGATATGATGACTACTGCCGAGGAGCAAGAATATGAGCGCAACCAGTAAGCCTAAGAAGGTAGTAGCTAAGAAGGCACCTACCTATGCATTACCTAGCGTACCATTCCAATACAAGGATGAACTGTACCTGCGTATGGTTCCCTCCAAGCGGCTATTCAATAGCACCACTATCTGGGAAGTAGTTAATCGTGGGGACTTCTTCGCAGTAAGTCTTAAGACTGGTGTCTTTACTGTGGTGCCAGGTGATTACGCAAATCCAGTACAGAAGGAGTTGGTGCTATGATCTCAGCACAGTACGTCGACGAACTGGAACAAAAGTAATGAGCCATCGTATTCTCTTTCTAGGTACTATCAGAGATAAAGCATACCTGCCTCGCCTTAAAAGCGTAGTAGGTACTGCTTCAATCATACCAGTACTAGAACCGATTACTACATTAAGCGAGATACTGATCCCATGTAAGAAGAAAGGGATCACTCGCTGCATCAGTACCAATCAAGTACTCCTGCAAAAGCTAGTATCCTTGCAGGGAGATACAGGTAGGAAGAAGCCATCAATAGATAACTATGCAGGTTCCTACTTCCAGCATGATGGTATGGAGTTTGTATTCATTGATCCACTGGAACAGTTAGTAAGCGTGAATTATGGTGCATTCCTCACTCGCCGCTACATATCCAAACTAGCCTCACCTGAAGCCTGGACTGCCCCAGTACCTACCTTCCAATGGTGCATTGCTACCGCTTCCAATATAGAATCAATCTATGAAAGGCTCAAGAATGCTTACGCTATCGCTTGTGATATCGAAACTTTCAGCTCTCCTCTTTCTATTCGCTGCTGTGGATATACAGCTATATTCATCGAAGGAGGAAGGATCACTACTGAGAGTGTTGTGCTGCCTCTTGATAGCAGGTTTGCTTTGGTTTGGTTACGGAAATTAAATGAACTTCCAGCGCCCAAGATATTTCAGAACGGTAAGTATGATTGCTCTTACCTATCTATGTATAATGCTGTACCTTATAACTACCTATGGGATACCGCACATCTATTCCATTCCTGGTATAGCGAGCTACCAAAAGACCTGGGCTTCCTGCAAGCATTCTTTGTTAGAGAAGCGGCCTATTGGAAAGACCTTGCTTCTTCATCAGACCTGCACCAATACTATCTATACAATGCGAAAGATACATGGGCCACGGCCTGCGTATGGATGGCGCAAATGCTGGAGATGCCTGCTTGGGCTACGCAGAATTACCTGAACGAATTCCCACTGGTGTTCCCTTGCCACATGGCTGAGATGAAAGGGATCAAGAGAGACATGGTAGAACTGAAGGTAGCTAAGGAAGAAGCAGATACTAAGTTACTGGCAGAGCAAGGCTCGCTGAATAGGATGCTTGCTATAAAACCTGCTCACAATTTCAATGTGAATTCTCCTGTGCAGATGAAGCAATTGCTTGCTGTAATAGGATGTAAGGATCTTGAAAGTGCAGATGAGAAGAACCTGAAGAAAGCCGCCTTGCGTCATCCACTGAATGCAAGGATAATAGGTAGGATTCTTTCCATCAGAAAGACACGCAAACTAATATCTACATACTTAGGTGATGGGAAAGAACACAATGGATACATCTTATATTCTCTTAATCCGCATGGAACCGACACAAGCAGGCTTGCGAGTAGAGAGCACCATTTCTGGTGCGGACTCCAAATCCAAAATATTCCAAGAGGCGCTGCTGTTAAGCGAACCCTTGTTGCAGATGATGGATTCCGATTGGCAGAATGCGATCTTGAACAAGCTGAATCCAGAGATACAGCATACATTGCGGGGGATGAGAGCCTCATTAAAGCCGTGTCAGGTACTAGAGATTTTCACTCTGTCAACGCCTCTGCGTTTTTCGGAGTACCTTACGATAGCATCTACTCCGATACCTTACACAAGACAATAGATAAAGTCATTCGCGATCTTGCCAAGCGTGTGAATCATGGTGCTAACTATAACATGGGGCCAGATGTACTAGTGGAAACCATGGGACTAGATAAGATATGGGAAGCGCAATTACTTCTTAAGCTTCCTAAGTTCTGGACACCAAGACAAGTTGCTGAACATCTGCTCGCTGCATTCCATAAAACATATCCATCCATCTCTCGCATATATTATCCTGGAGTTGTATCTGAAATTGTAACTACTCGGATGCATTCCTCACGCGCAATCCATACCTGTGAATACCAAGCCTCTTCGCAAGGTCTTACTCGCTTCTGCTTCGGACACCCAGATAAGAACAAGCGTGATCTGAATAGCTACGTAGCTCACCCACCGCAGTCACTTAATGCGATGACTCTTAACAAAGCATTCATGAAAGTCTTTTATGAGCTTGCCATCAATCCGGTTCACAGTAGTAACTTCAGACTTCATGGCCAAATCCACGATTCTATTCTCTTCTCTTTCCGTGAGGGACATGAGTACCTCTGTGAAGAAGTTAAACAGAGAATGGAAATCCCTGTTACGGTCAAAGGCTACGATGGTAAAACTAGAACCTTTGTTGTCCCAGCTGGAATCAAAGCTGGAAGAGATGGGAAAGGATCTATTAGATGGAGCGAGATAGAATAGCTCCCAGTAATCTAATAGATATGTATCTTGCCTATGTGGGAGATACAGAATGTCCAGCTACCTTTCACCGATGGTCTGCTCTTACCACCATTGGTGCATACCTAGGAAGGCAATACTTCTTCCAGCATGGACACTCCCTAGTGAATCCAAATATCTATGTGATGCTGATGGGTTCCCCAGGAACACGGAAAAGCACAGCAATAAAAATAGCCAGCTCTTTGATTAAGAAAGCAGGCTATGCTACCATTGCTGCCACTAAAACAACTAAGGAAAAATTCCTCTGTGACCTAGCAGGTGAGTCTGATTTCGAGGCAGATGATTCCGCTGAAGATATAATGGAGAGGAATCTATTTGGCTCTGCCGCTGATAAGGATGCAGAAATACTAATTGCAGCAGATGAATTCAATGTGTTCATAGGTAATGGTAACATTGAGTTCCTCTCACTACTTGGTACCTTATGGGACTATGATGGAATATTCGAGGACAAGAAGAAGAACTCCAAGTCATTGAAGATATTGAATCCCACAGTAAGTATGCTTGCTGGTAATACTCCTACTGGCTTTGCTCTTGCATTCCCACCAGAGGCTATAGGACAAGGAATATTCAGCAGACTTCTTCTGGTGCATGGTGAAAGCACAGGAAAGAGGATTACATTCCCCAAGGCTACCTCTCTAGAAATCACCAGTGAAACAGTACTGGCATTCCAGCAGATGAAAGCAGTAGTAAGAGGGCCAGCCACATTAAGTCCTGAGGCTGAAGCAGCCCTAGATTCCATATACCAATCACAAGGAGGCACACTAGATGTTCGGTTTGAATCGTATAGTAATCGTCGTTTTACTCATCTTCTCAAGCTTTGTCTCATTACTTCTGCTGCTTCCTTACGTGCTACCATTACTCTCGAAGATGTAGTACTTGCCAATACCATCCTCACTCATACTGAGCATACCATGAGCAAGGCACTAGGTGAGTTTGGTAAGGCAAGGCATTCAGATATAGCACATAAGATACTTCAGTACCTAGAATCTAAAGTTGCAGTTGTAACTGTGAAGGAACTTTGGAAGCAAGTGCATAATGACATGGAGGACATAAAGCAACTAAGAGATATGCTTTCTAATCTCACAATTGCAGATAAGATAATCGCAGCACAGGGTGGCTTTTTAGCAAGGCGTAAGGTACTAGAGGAAACATCAAGCGAGTTCGTAGATTTCTCACTTTTAACTGAAGAAGAACGTAGATACATTTCTTAACAACGAAAGGAAAACGAAATGAGCAAGATTACAGAAATCAATTTGATGTGTGATTTGGAAACACTGGGTAAGAAACCTGGCTGTGGAATCCTTTCCATTGCACTAGTTCCATTCCAAGTAGGTGGATTGCCTGCACCTCTGGAAAATTTCTATGTGCGTATCAAGCCATACAGCAATGCAATACTTGGCCTGCACACAGATACCAGCACTATGGAATGGTGGAATACCAAAAGCGAAGAAGCAAGAGTGGAAGCATTCGGAGGAGAAGTACCCATAAGTGCAGCACTTAGCCAGCTTGCTGAGTATCTTGCTGGCTTTCCTGCGGGTACTCTTATCTGGGGACTCGGTGCTTCCTTCGATATACCAATTCTGGAAGCAGCATACGATGCATATGGACATTCCTATCCATGGAATTATACACAAAGTATGTGCTTCCGTACTCTCAAGGTTTTGTACCCACAAGTACCAGCACCGGCCGCAAACACTCTGAAGCATAGCGCACTTGCTGATGCTACCTACCAAGCAGCTCACGCGCAAAGGATACTGGAATGGGTACAAAAGGCTTAATACTCAGAGCTAAGTGTGCCTTACCTGAGTGCAGGAAAGAACTCACACCTAGCAGAAGGAATCCTACTGGGAATTACTTCTGCTGCCCACAACACAATGAGAGGTATTTATACCTGAGAAGGAAAGCAAATGGCTATTACGATTCAGATGTTTCCAGAGGCCGCAATAGAACTCCACAAAGAAGTTTCCAAGCATCCAGCTCTCTTATCAGCACTGTCATGTCTTGGGCCGGAATCAACTTTGAACGAGCGTATAGCGATCATTGCAGCTTACTTGGGAATGGTACTTGATGGCTATTATGTAGAGGAGGAGCTGGAGAAACTGTTTGAAATCATACTACACAAGCTAAGAAACAAGAGTGCAATAATATTGCAGTAAAAGACAAAGCCCACCAAACCTTTCGGAATGGTGGGCTTCTCACTGGTTGAAGCAGAAACTTCCTGCCGCAACAGCAGGATCACCTCCTTTCTAATCAATAGTATTATATACAACAGAATAGGTGAAGTTACCAGCTGCAGAATGCGTAACCCTCAATGCCCATACATCAGGCAAGCAGTTATTGGCACTCACGTTAGCAGTGACAGTAGCTCCCCTGAATACTGTGAGTGGTACAATACCAGTTGCAGCAGATGCTGTACCAGTAAGCAGAGTAGTATATGTACCTGCTACATCTTTCCCCTGTACTGAGAAAGTAAGAGTTTCAACTCCAGGCACAGCAGTTACCACAAGATACGCCTGCACACCACAGTAGTTATGCCCTTTCACTACATCATTGGTGCTGGTAGCAGTACGTACAGCACTGGGGAGCAGAGTAACCTGGGCTGCCGCTGCGCTTCCAATGAAACCAATTGCGAATGCAAGTGCTACAAGAATCTTCTTCATTGTATTTCCTTTCTTAGGTTATGTAAAAGAATTACTTGAGTCCCATGAACTTGGGAACTGTAAGTGTCTTTGGATCAGCTTGCAATGCAGCAACCACAGCAGCAGCTAGAGTACCATAATCTACACCACCGCTACCAGCAAGAGAGAGGGTATTGCCAGCAGTACCAGCATCTGGATACTCAGAGAGCATTGCACTCCATACTGCATCAGTCAGGCTCTGAGGACTGAGTTCTGTGTAAGGAGTTACATGCCCTTCAAGTCTGCCAGTAGCGTAGCTCTGGAGAGAAGCGGAGGAAGAACCGGCAGCAGAGCCAGAGATCCAAGCTAAAGCGTTCTTCTCAGCTGTAACTGTACAAGATCCAGCAGAGGAACCTGCCATACCAAGAGCAGCTTTCACATTACCATCAGCTGTACTGATTCCAGCAGCGGTTCCTTGCATGGATACCACCAGCTGAAGTGTGGCAGTTGCAGTACTAGAACCTGCAGAGAATCCTGCTAGATTTCTACCTTCTGCAAGAGATAGAGTAGCTGTGGATTCTCCTCTAGTAAGACTGTGAGAGGACATTGCCCCAGCCTTCTGAGGAAGTATCCAAGCTACTGGATGGGTATTACCAGTAGGAGTAGAGGCCAGATTATCAGTAGCTTCCCCACAATGGAAGTTCCTGTTGAAACTAGCCCTCTTGAAGAACGTACTATGTCCTCCGGCATTGGTCTGAGTATTAAATGCTCCATACCCTATGAAGCGTACACCGCACTGATTATGCCAACCTCTGTTCTGGAGCAAGCCCATTACAGTATCTCCGATGCCTCTTGCATACCAGCATCCACCAGCTTCTGCCTGCTTATTTCTTTCTGCTTCTCCACGATCAGCATAGCTAGCTTATATGTATCTCCCTTCCACACAGAGAAGTCAGCAATCAGATCAAGTATCTGCTTATCCATGATTAGCCACCGTAAGCGTAGTCGAAGGTCACTTGTAGTGGCATTGAGGCAGTAGTAGCACCTGCTTGCCACAGAATGAACTTTAGGGTAGCACCATCCCTGATCCTCGGCAGACTAGGCAGAGTATTCACAAAGTCCATCACTGAGAGAAGACCGCTTGCTGGTAGAGGGAGATAGAACAAAGGTTTGACTAGGTGAAGAATAACAGTACCAGAAGCGTGTGCAGTACCGGCCCATGTCACGTTGACGATATCAGATACACCGGTATCTCCATTAGCCAGCGGAAGGAAAGGATTGTATTTATTTGCTGCACTTCCAGAATTGATGATGTACTGATCAACAGCAGATGCCGTGGAAGTAAAGGTAGTAGTAGCTCCTGCTGCTCCACCTGTGTCAAGGTAATTCACGATGCATGTAGGAGCATTGGCGCCAAGAGCACCTGATGCGCTCATGTACATACGCAAACCTTCCCCATTAGCATAGCGATCTACTTTGGCGGCAGTGGCAGCAATCGCACTCATGGTAACTACCTTGGCACCGATGCTACTTACGTTGGCTCCTGAAAGCTTTACATAGCCTACTTGATCCACACAGCCAAGAACCCAAGGTGCGCCAGCCGCTGCTGTGATAATTCCAGAAGCAGAAGTGAAATGCTTGGTAGCAGGAGATACATCGCCACCATGATAAACAGCGCCTTCACTCCACGTATCATCCGTAGCTGTGAATGTAAGGTCTGCTGCTCCGTAGGTATTAGCTACAGGATAGCCCGGCATCAAACCAGTCTCTTTCCACGAACCAGCCACGCCAGCTACTGCGTTAGTAGTTTTCATGAAAGTAACCTGACCAGCCTTACCATTTACTGTTATCTGATTGATCAGATCATCCATTGAAGTGAAGCCCATGATATTCTCCTAATTAGTTCCAGATTGTTTCAATAGCTGCGGTAAGCTGAGTGCTTCTGCTGTCATTGACCAGCCATGATATGAAGCCAAGAAAAGCACCATCTTCAATTTTGATCGGCTGCTTTTCTATGACAAATTCTGTTTTTGCAAAGCTACCAAATCTCTGAGTATTCGTAGTCAGCAGGCTGGTAGCATCTGTCGTAGCATCCATGTACAACGGCTTCACCAAGACTATAGCTAGAATGCCACCGGCATCTGCGGTGAATGTAGCTGACACTACCCTACGAACTCCCGAATCTCCTAGTGCAAGTTGTACGAATGGGATACCAAAAGAGATTGCTGTTGCAGTATTTTGCAGAACACCTGCATAGGCTGCGCCACCGACATTAAAGTTTGGTGTAGTTTTTTGCACACCATCCTGATTGATGTACGTGATGCTACCTGTCAGTCCTGCTCCCCCTGCTATCGCACTCTGAGCTACAAGCATCATCTGCACACCCGCCCCATCTGTGTAGCGTGGGAGTGTTGCAGAATTGTCCATCAACTGCACTTCATCGACGGCTGTTGCATCAACGAATGGATAGTAAAGAAGGTAATCAAGCAACCAGTGTGTCAGAGAGGAACCGTAAACAGTAGTAGCATTGTTACCATCCACACACAAAGCTAGTGACTTTAGGAACTGCGACTTCGGAGATACACTTGGAATAGGTATGCGAATACCATTATCCATGACAGCAGCTACCAGCGGAGCAGAGGCGTAGAAGTTGGCAGTTGGATACCCTGCCATAGTAGTCCAGTCAAACCACACGCTAGTGGAAGTCATAAGAGCAGTCTGCCGTCCCTTCCTCACCATCGTGAAGAATGTCTGCCCACTCTCGTAGGCATCCACATACTCCCTGATATTCCTGAAACCAGCACTCACAGCTTAATCTTCCGTAACGTCCAGATCGCCAGCAGCAAACTGAGGCTGAATGCCGCTAGATACTGCGAGAGAAGAACTAAGTGCGCCACTGTAGAGAAGCTTACCAGCTCCAGCAGAATCAGTACCCACACCGAAGTGACTAAGAGTAGCACCAGTAACACCACACTGAGCGAATTGTACCAGGGCAGCATTAGCTACAGCAGCTCCAGTTACTGTAAAGCCCGCACCTGAGCGAGCAACTGCTACCCTTAGGTAATTCGTATATACTGTTTCATTGGTAGTCTGATCCCCAGCTTCTCCAGGATCAGCAGTATGGAGACTGATATAAAGAGAGCCAGCAGCAGCTGAGTTCTGAATACCAGCAGCATCACCAATCAAGGTGATATCGGTATTGTTAAAGATCAACAACAGAAGATCGTTTTCAAACGTATTACTCTTGCTCATGTCAGATTACTCCCAGTTATTCAAACTCAAGAACTTGCGAACCAGCATTGTTTGTTGCGCCAGTACTCACCTGCTCCATCTCTCTGGCAGGTAGTCTGGCTTCCATCAGTGTAACTTTTTCCAGGATCTTAAGTAGAATCGCAGTGTTGGATTCCATCTCAGCTGAAGCTGGCGGAACAACTGGACTCTCCATGGCTGCTTGTAGCTCATCAGCACTTGGCATATGCATCACATTTCCTTTCAATATGAACTCATGAATAACTCAGGGCCGCTCGGTCGTTCCAACTTTGATCGTAGTTGGTACTTCCATTAGCGTATTCGATAACCAAGGAGCCACTGGGATCTGAAGTCATACGCTGAATTCTCCATTCCGCTACTGCGGGGGAATTACCAGCATAGGTCTTTCCGATGTACGTTACAGTGGATGATGCCACATCAACTCTTGTAGCATATACTGGGGCTCGGCTCATTTGGATAGATCCTCCAATTCATATCCCCCCATGATACGCTGAAGATGCGTAGCATATGAGCTAGATAGATTAGTTCTCAACTGGTTAGCTTGGGAGGTATTCACATTCTGGTATTGCTTGGCCATGAACTGAGCGAAGTTCTCCTGCTTGCCGCCAGTCCTAGCGTACTTAGCTGCGAAGTCATTGGTCTGTTCCTCGCTCAGACCCTTCCCCCCAAGTACAGATATCTTAATAGCTTCTCCCAGTTCAGCACGCTTCTTAGCATCCTTAGCTTGGTAGGTATTGATCCTGAACATGGCATCATTCACCAGTGCTTCATCCAGTGGCTTACCGCCAGCAAGTCTAGTAAGAGTTGCCAGATGCAGTAGGTCATGAGACATGGTAATGTTACCCTTAGGGTTCAGAGCAGTCACCTTACCATCTCCTACCGTACCTCCTTCCAGTACCTGTGCCAGTCCAGCAAGCGGGCGTGATACACCATTCTGCTCAAGTCCTCTCAGAAAAGTTTCCCAGACTGGAGCACCAGCTCCTACCTTACCAAGTCCTTCACCAATCTGCTGATACATCCGTGTAGCTGCCTGCACAATTGGTACAGATGCAGGATCAGTAGGAACGATGGTAATGTTCCGTGGATTCACATCCCCACGAGAATACATATTCACCTTCAGATCAGGATGGAATAGTCCCATTGCATTCGAGAGTCCTCCATACATCAGCCAATCTCCAGCCACCTTACCAGCCCCACTGTAGGTAGCTTGAATGAGATCGGTATGCTGTGTGTTACCTGGGGCATTACCAATCAGATGGGTATTGATTGCATTGAATGCAGGCAATCCATTCATACCATAGATAGAACCTTGCAGTCCCATCATAATGGTAGCAGTCTTAGCCTGACCTTCTCCTACATGACGCAGTAATTGCTGTATCAGATTGAACTGGTAAGTTTGGAATAGTCCTATGGCTTGACCAATTGGGCCTTGGAACATAAGTGGCCGCTGGCTAGCAACATAGTTACCCTGAGTACGATTGACAAAGGTATTGATGTAAGCCAGAGCAGTTCTCTCATCCATGATACCCCCCTTCACAGCTACATCAGTGATCTGTTTCATCACATCAGCTGCAACAAAGCGGTTGAATTCCTCAGCCATCCTGTTACCAGTAAGCTTCTCACCAGTCTCTGCGTACTTATTCATCCTAGAGAGAGCAGTACCTACATTGGTATCACTTACAAGTGAGCGCCCAATGTCATCAATCACCTGATTGTATTGCTGAGTGATCGAGGAAATGAATCCATGCTTCTTATAGTATGCAAGTAGTTCTGGATTATTATGATAGCGAGCAATGCTATTCGCTATCAGCTTGGTGGGGGAATCTACTAGATCCTTAGTTCCAGGAACACCAATCTTCATCAGCTGAGAAAGTTCTCCAGCTGCCTCAGGATTAGCGCTTCTAATAGCTTTCAGTATGCTCTGGGTCTCGCTTCCAAGAAGCACAGCAGATCCAATGGTATTGTTAATTGCATTAAGAGGATCTAGCCTCAGGGCGAAAGTACTTACCAGTGCATTGGCGCGGCCTACGAACTTAGTAAGAGCGCCAGAAGGAGTACCAGCATTCATAGCCCGATACAGTTCTGCATCAGGGAGAACTCCAGCATATCCTGTTTTCTTAAGTGCCTCCCCCACAGCATCCAGATGTTCAGGAGCAGTAGCACCATCCATTGCCTCAGATACTTTACCCCAGTACTTAGATACTTGGTGATCCAGCATCTTATTCACAGAAGTCCAGATGGGGTATTCCTCCCGCTTCTGGATATCCAGAGCAAGCTTAATAAGATTGGAGGCTGGATTATTAACTGCGTTCTCAGCGTATGCAAGAGAAGATACATACCCAAGCTTACTTTTGGCAGCAAGGAGAGAGGTTTCAGCCTGAGTAACAATGGCATCAAACTGGCGAGAGTAGTTATGAGCTACTGCATCCCGTATCATGGTATTAGATCTATCAGTGTGCCATTGCAGCAGGTTATCTACAATCTTCACCGGATCAGTAAGAGGCATATGCAATGAAGCACTTACACCAATGCGGCGCATCTCAGTATTGATGTAGTTATCATTCAGGCTGCGTTCGAATTCATAGGTTCCTTGAGATTTGAAATACGCCTCAGCTTCTCCCTTGGTAACTACTGTGAGTCCCTTGGCATTTACTACTGAATCAGATTGAATCTGCTGAATCAATGTTTCCAGATCCTTAGATGTAGGAGCATAGATCATACTGCTATGCCCAGTGGCAGTAGCACTATCATCAATCACAAATGCGAAGTAAGGGGTATCCTTAGGATTACGAGGAATAGGATAGAAAGTATCAGGATCAGCCTTATGTGCATATCCTTCATTCGCTCTCATCTTAATCTTAGCCTGAGTGTAGCGAACTGATCTTTCCATGTGAGCTTCAATAACCGAAGCAGTACTGGCGTTCTGGACTCCTATGAATTCAGGAATCTCTCTCTGTGCCAGTTCCATTACCTCTGCATTCCTAGCAGCAGATCCTTCTTGGCTTCCAAACTTATATGCAAGTCCTTGCTTATCTGCATCCCATATGTATCTCTGAGGAAGGCTACGAAGCTTCTCATTCAGTACAGAGAATTCAATAGCACCATTCAGATCATTAGAGAGATGCTGCAAAGGAGCTGCCATGAACTCATGCATCTCAGCAACTTCTTTGGTCTTGAGATTCTTAGTCCTCTGACCTACAAATTCCATGATCTGCTGGATACTACCCATAGCACCACTGGAGAAGGAAGCAATACCAGCTCCAGCATTACCAGTTAGAATTGCCTTGTCTGGAATCCTAGGAAGTTCTTCCCCAAGTACATCAGTACTTATCCTGCGAGTAGCATCATCATATAGCTTAGCTCTCTGTGCCACTCCAGCAAGTCCTTGAATCTCATTTCCATCCATCATGGTGCGAGAGTTCTTAGAGATCATCTTGGCGTAGGAAGGAAGGGTAAGAGGATCTAGTACTGTTTCACTCTGGCGAGTTCCAGCCTCAGCTACTCGCGTAGCGTAGTCATGGCGAGCAAGTGCGCGCGCATCCCATCCCATCGGACGCTCAATACCATTCAGCAGTTCCGGATGCACATTCACAATCTTAGCAATCTCCTCAGTGGTAGCCTTAGTAGCTCTGGTAGAAATTGCCTGAAGAATCTCAGGAGGAACGGGGCGTACCAGATGCCCAGCGAAATCATTGAAGGCAGGATTCTTTGCTAGCTGATCTGGATGCATAGATATCCATGCAAAGGCATCAGCAAATAATTCATGTGCGCTATTCCTATATGCCTGTGATTCAGCATCCTTACGCTTCCACAGTTCTGGCCTACGCGCCTTAGAAAGTTTCGCAAGCTCATCTACCAGAGATGGCCACACTGTATTCAAGTTAGCCTCAGTAACTCCTTTAGCTTCAAGGATACTTTGGAACATGGAATGACCTTCCTCATGTTTCAGAGTACCCGTAATACGCTTGAGAGAATTGTTCTCTAGGAACTGCTTCTCAAGAGTAATTACATCAGCCTTGATCTTATGGGTATTACCTAGATCATCCACAAAGGTGGTAGGCTTGCGCATGAACCAACCAGTGTATGCAGCAGCAGGATCATCTACTACATTGAAGTTAATACCAAAGTAACTCTTGAGCTTATCTACCTTAGTCTCAGCAGAGAGCACACCTTCACTATTCTTAGCGATGCGAGCTGCTACATCAGTTTTCTGTTGCTTCAGCAAAGTAGCTAGTTCTTCCCTAGTATAGGAGGTAACCTCAGCAATCTTACCGCTTTCAGGAATTACCTTAACTCCAGAGATACCATCCTTAACAGCCTTCTCAAGGAGAGGAAGATCCAATGCATGAACCATTACCTCCTCCCCATCTTCCCACTTAGGAAGTCTCTCCGCCCAGAAATACCTAGCCTCAGTAGTCCTATGATCTACGCCAAGAATGTTATATGGTTTATGTGGATTATTGCTAAAGGAATAGGTAGCCTTGCCTGCCTTTACTCCAGCAGGTGTAATGGTGATCTGCTCACCAGGAGCTAGGTTATCAGCTAGATTAAATACCTTTGGCCTGTCATTGAACAGAGTTCCCATCTGATCACCATGCAGCTTAACCCAGCTAACAGTAGTATCATTTAGGATTGCCAGATCTTCAGCTGAATGCTTACCAAGCGGATCAGCAATCACTCGCTTCATAGCTTGAGTATAGGCTGAGTCTGCAGCAGTTACCTTATTAGCTCTGCCTACCGATACTGCATCCAGAAGATTACCTACATTACCTTCCAGTGAAGTAACCTTGAAGTGATCAAAGAGTGCAGTAGCTACAGCAGTATCTCCACCAGAGAGTTTACCAAATTCCTCTTTGATCTCTCTGTATAGTAGCGCCTCAGTCTTACCTTTCATCACTCCTGCACGAGTAGCTAGTTCCCCTTCAGGTAATCCAGGCATAGAAGCTAGTTGCTCAGCTTTGAATAGTATCTTATCAGAAGGACTCTGAGCTGGGCCTGGCATTGCAGTAATACCATAGGGAGCCAATTCTTTCTCAGCAACCCTACCAGCAGCAGCAACTCTCCAGCCAGTGCCTACACCAGTAAGCACTCCGCCAAGCGCACCAAATACCCCAGCGCCATGCACACCATTCCAGAACAGATCACTTACACTCATCTGATCCAGAACTGGAGATTGATTCATGGTAACAGCTACCATGGTTTCCCATGCTGCACCTTCATATGCAGCTTGCCCCACACCAGCAGCAAGAGCCTTTACAGTATTAGCTTCTCCAAGGGAGAATACATTACCAGTACTTCTGATCTGGGAGATTGCATCCGCTAGATGTAGATCGCGATTGGGCGCCAGTACTCCCATGCCGCGGCCCAGATTAACACCGATCGCACTTTCCCTCAGCATTAACTGCCCTGCATTCAGTACCTTTATTCCCCCCATTCCAGGAGCAAACATACCAAGGATGAATCCAGCAGTATCCACTCCCAGCTTGTGATCGTCGTAGTATCTGGCGTAGTCATTATCCAGTTCCACCAAGCGCTTTCGCAGATCACTGTGCTCCATGTTCGCACCAAAGTAATTCGCCACAGTTGGTACGATGTTATAGATTTCATTAACACCGGACGCAATAGCTGTGGGAATAAATTTGGTAGCGATATCTGCTGCATCATCTAGGAGAGAGGTATTACCTCCGTTCAGGATGGTATGATTGCTAGACGCAATAAGATGAGAGGGGATGTTGCTGTATTCATCACTCATTATATATTACCTCAATTTTGGCGCGACTACACCAGATTTGAAAAGGGGAGGATAGAAACCACCTCCATTTGGAGTATCAGGGTACTCACTATTCCAGTTAATTGCAGCCCCTAACTGCATGACTACAGCTCGCTGGATAAGGTTCTGTACTATTACAGGGTCAGTAAGATTTGCAATTGCCTTACCCATAGGCAGGAAACGTGCAACTGTGTACTTACCTCCTAGCGCATTACCTACTGTATCTATCTTTGCATTCCACTGTTTAAGCGGTTCGCCAGTAAGCTTCTGTGCATCAGATTGCAGATTCACAGCCAGCATGGTTTTCCCGTACATGGTAGCCATGAGAACAGCTGCATCATTCCCAGTGATATCACGCTTGATTACTGCTGCAAGCAATGTATCAAACACCTGTTGCTGGTCAATCGGATTATTCTTATTCGCATCTGTAAGCAGAGTAGCAAGTACTGGATATGCCTTCATACCAGATAGCCCCATATCTATAATGGCATCATATGAGGGAGGCTGGAAAGGATTGGAAGTATCCCCAGGAACTATGTTAGACTTCCAGTCATTCATCTTAGCCCTGACCATCTTATCGGCTTCAGTGGCAATGACATTCTTATCCTTGCTGTTCTTACTGGCAGCAGCTACAGCATCAATATCTAGCTGCATCAGAGATTCCTGCCTGCTATTCTTAGGCCGCATACCTACTGAGTTCCGGTAGGCAGCTCGCTCCAATGCATTCTCTCCATCAAAGGGTACTGTACCGCTGGATAGCATTACACCGCGATCAAGCCAGTTACCAAACTGTTCTCCAGCCTTAGATCCTTTAGGCTGATTAAGTCCGAATAGAATCTGAGTTCTATCTAGAGGAGGTAAGCCATCTCTGCGACGGCCATCATTCACAGCTGTAATTCCAGCAGTAAGTGCAGCTTCATTCTCTTTCATCTTCTTCAGGCGCTCATCTCTCATCTCTTTTTCAGCGTCAAGTCTTTCTCTGGTGAGCTTCCTAGATTCTTCAGCATTCTGTACTTCCAGTACCCGTACTGCTGCGTTAGTACCCATTGCATCCATGCGAGCTACTGCTTCAATACCCTGCGCATCACTCATGAGAGCTGCATTGGTGGCATCAATCTCACGGATCTTCTGCCTAGTTCCTAGAGCAGTCACTAGTTCCAGATTTGTAGCAGCGGTGAGTGATTGCTTCAATGCATCTGTACTCTGTGCGTGTTGCTGAACTGTGGTATCCAGCTTAGCCTTGGCATCAGTTAGAAGAGCCAATCTGGTATTCGTACCTTCCAGTTCCTGCATATCCCAGGGCAGGGTGAATGCGTTGATGATAGCAGAGGCAGGATCTTCGAAGAGAGAAACAGATTTATCCTCTTGGATCTTAGCAGCTTGTGTCATCTGCGTACGCACAGTATCTCTGGTCTGCATTGCCAGCTCATAGGAGAGTGCTGCATGATCCAGAGTGGCAGCAAAACTCTTCTTCTCTAGCTGGGCTTCCAGATCAGCCTGTGCCCTTACTGCAAAGGATTCAGGAGTTTCAAATCTCCCGTTTACATTCTCACCTGACTTCGCTTCCAGTGCAGCTTTCTGAGCAGCATTCTGCCCCACGCCAAAGAATAGCTGCTGCATATCTTGGGCATTCTTACGGAACTCAGCTTGCTGCTGTTCCAGTTGGTCTACGAGACTGGTGCTATCTGCCATGGTAATGCTCCTATTAGGTTGGTATTGCTACACCAGGCTTAGAATATTGGACCGAAACCACCGAAAGTGTTGTCTACAGAAAAATTGCCTCCGCTACTTCCAAAAGCCCCTAAGTTCCCTTGGAACAAATTATCTACTGTTAAATTATATCCGAAAGGAGTGGATGTACCTCCTCCCGTAGAAGTAGGAACAGGAGCAGCACCGCCAGTAATTCCTGTAACACTGTACCCATTGGGACTAACTACTTTGTAGGTAGCCCCATAGGTAGAGTTGTATGTATTCAAAGCAGTGATAAGCCTGGCTACGTCAGCCTCATATCCACTAGAACCTCCAGGATACGATCCATTGCTCTTACTAGGCTTAATGAACTGATCCAAGGAAGGAGGAGCAGGAGGTGCCGCTACTACTGGGGGAGTTACCGGAGCAGGAGGTTGCACCACATCTGGAACCGCCTCTACTGTAGGAGGAGTTACCACTGGCTCAGGAGTAGGAGTTACCACTGGCTCAGGAGTAGGAGTAACTACAGGTTCCGGCATTGGCTCAAGAACAGGAGCCGGAGGCAGTTGTTCTGCAGGAAGCACTGAGGCAAAAGGAGTGAATGCAGCAGCAGACATATCACTACTCATAGGACTGAAATTAAGGTTTGAAACAAAGCTAGGTATAGCATTGTTATCAATTGAATTATCAAATGCAGTAGGAAAGGAACCTCTGGAATTCCAAGGATCATTGTTCTGTGCTCCTGCTGCTGCATTACCAGAAGATGCATTACCAGATTCCAGAGGAATGCCCATGGAAAGCAGATCATCTAGGCCAAGGCCATCCAGCAATCCTTTCCTAGCTTTCTTACTTCCCAGAAGCAATGCTGCTCCAGCCAAGAGCCCAGTCTTGGAATCAATAGGAGCAGCCACCTTAGTAGTTTGGATGATTGGATCCTTGTTAGTAACCTTTACTGCGCTACGCTCTGCTGCCTGCCCGCCCACTCGTGCCAGCAGATCATTGGTCATCAGCTGCCTGGTAGTACTGTTATACATACCAGGTGCTTTCTGTCCACTGGATACAGCAGCAAGCCCAGAGGTACCTTCCATGAGGGAACGAATGAGGTTCTTAATTCCTTCCTCAGACACAATGGTTTGTTCAGAGCTGCTGCCACCAGAGGTAGTTACTGAGGTTTTCTTCCCAGTAAAAAGACCAAGGAGAGAAGTAAGAGAATCAATATTACTGGAAAGCGGATTGGTAGTAGCCATTACTTGTCTCCTTTAGAGGAAGTAGGAATTTTATCTGCAATAATAGAAGTCACCTTCTCAAGGGTTCTTCCACCGAAATAGAACATTAGACCGAATTCTGTAAAGCTCCTTACCATTGAAAGGAAAGCATCATCTATGCGCTGCACCAGTCCGAATGCCATGAGAGAAATGAGGGTAAGGAAATACACCATAATCAATGGCCGAATGTTCTTTGAGAGCCATGAAT